GCTGAAAATTCAGATTATGAATTAAATAAAACGTGGATTAGCGTACAAGACAATAGAACTCGTAGACCTCCTAAATCACCTTTTGACCATTTAGATATGAACGGACAAATAGTAGATGCAAATAAACCTTTCTTTGTTGGAGGCGAAGAAATAATGTATCCAGGCGATCCAAATGCAATGGCAGGAAATGTTATAAACTGTAGGTGTAAAGTAGTGTTTACGATTAAAGAGGATGAGGATGGATTACCAATTAGAAAAATAAAATAGATTTTATCTATTATAATAAATAAATTAATATATTTGTATTATGGAATTTAAACAATTATCATATTCATTAAAAGATTTAAACGAAAGTAAAGGCGAAGTTTATGCCTATGCAAACGTTTATAATAACGAGGATTCAGATAAGGATATTTCTGCACCTGGTTCATTTGATAAAACAGTAAACGAAAACTTCAAACGTATTCGAGTATTAAAGGACCACAATCCAACAATGATGATTGGAGTTCCTTTGATGATTGATACTAAAGATTCATACGGTTTATTGACGCATACTAAATTCAATATGAATAAAGATTTAGGACGTGATATGTTTACAGATGTAAAATTAATGCATGATTCAGGATTAAACGCAGAGTTGTCTATTGGTTACCAAGTTATCCAAAGAGATACTAAAAATAAATCAGTTATTACTGAATACAAATTAAGAGAATATAGTTTTTTGAGTAGTTGGGCAGCTAATGAATTAGCAACAGTACAAAATATTAAAAGTATTAAAAGCCATTACGGTTTAATGGAATTAATACAAAAATCATACAATTTAGATTATTCTGATAACAGACTAAGACAAATTGAAACATTATTAAAAGCACTTGATAACGAGCCGTTAGAAGATGACACTCCAGAAGATGAGCCGCTTTATTTAGAAACGTTAAAATCATTTACAAACTCTTTAATCCTTAAATAAAATGGACGAGAAATTATTAGCCGAATTGGCAAACATTAAAAGCGGTTTAGAAACTAAGACTGCTGTAGAAGTAAAAAATGCTATCGATGCATTTGAAGTAAAATTACCAAGTGCAATTAAATCAGCTTTTGAAGTTGAGGTAAAAGCGGTAAAAGATGAATTACAAGCAAAATTTGCTAGTGATTTAAAAGTAGTACAGGACCACGCTGACAAACTTGATGTTAAACTTCAAGAGAAAGCAAGTCAAACTACAAATGAAGATTCTTTAGTAAAATCTATCAAAGATAACTTTGAAGGTATTTCTAACGTTCGTAAAGGTCAAGCGTTCCAAACTAAAGCAGTTGGAAATATGACTTTGGCAAACTTAACAGGTGATGCTCCAAGAGTTTACAACAACAATGTTGTAATGACTCCAAGTCAATTGTTAAACGTTTCTGACTTAGTTGGATCTGTTAATATTGCAGGAGGTACTTATACCTATCCAAGAGAAACAGGTGGAGAGGGTTCTATTTCTGCACAAACAGAAGGAAGTTCTAAATCTCAAAAAGATTACGATATTACTATGGTTGATTTAGCTACAAACTTTATCGCTGGTTTTACTCGTTACTCTAAAAAGATGGCTAACAACTTGCCTTTCTTAACTTCATTTATTCCTGATGCTTTACGTAGAGATTACGCAATTGCTGAAAACTCAATCTTTAATGCTGTTTTAGCTGCTGCTGCAACTGCATCAACTCAAATCATTACAGGTAAAAACAAGATTGAAATGTTGTTAAATGAAATTGCAACTCAAGAGGGTTTAAACTTTGCAGTTAATGGAATTGTAGTACGTCCTGCTGATTATTGGGATATATTGAAAACTGAAAAATCAACTGGAGCTGGTTATGGTTTACCTGGAATTGTTACACTTGAAAACGGACAGTTAAGAATAAACGGAATTGCTATTTACAGAGCAAACTGGTTAGCTGCTAACAAATATTACGTAGGTGATTGGACTAGAGTTAATAAAATCGTAACTGAAGGACTTTCTTTAGAATTTTCAGAAGTTGAGGGTACTAACTTTGTGAACAACAATATTACTGCGCGTATTGAAAGCCAAGTAGGTTTAGCTGTTGAGCAACCAGCTGCTATTATTTACGGAGACTTTACTGCTACTGCATAAGTAGTTTAGTATTAAAAAATTAAACCCTTTGCAATTTGCAAAGGGTTTTTTTATATATTTGTATTATGAAAAAGATATTAATCATATTATCAGTAGTTTTAATAGGTTGTTCAAAGGATGAAATTCCACAACAAAAGCCTATTTTAATAAAAGATTGTTATAAAATAATGACTTGGGCAGATGACCCTGATGGTGATTATATTACAATAAGAATAGCACCATATCAATTTCAAAATATAAAAGTTAATAATTTTAGAGATTATATGGGTAAAACCGAGATTTGTGATTTAACAACAATAAAATAAAACATTATGAAATTCAAAGTATTAAAGCCATTTTTTAAGTTGTCAAATAGACAAAATTACAATATAGGAGAAGAAATAGAACTATCAAAAGAAGATGCTGAGGCGATGTTAAATGATGGTTTTTTAGAAGAAGTAAAAGCAAGTAAACCAAAAAAGAATGACTAATTATACAGATGTAATTTCTTTAGAACGTGCTAAATTATACTTAAAAGTCGATTCTTCACAAACTGAAACAGATGACGAGATTACGAGTATGATTAATAGTTCTTTGTCTTTTATTGAAAAGCGTACAAATCATATATTTAAAACTAGAGATAAAGTATATTATAAAGATTGTGCTTTAGTTCAACAAGTGAAAGTTTATGATTACCCTATTGATAATACTGAAACTGAATATATTATTCAATACAGACCATTATACGCTATTGTACCAACTGTAAACGATATGGTTACTTTAACAATCGGTTATACAAATGTAGATGATATTCCAAATGAGTTAATTGATGCTGCATTGCAATTAATTAAAGTTTGGTTTTACGAATCAGAAACACAAAGTAATACTACTTTGATACCTTTATCAGTAATGCAAGCTATTGACGTAAATAGAAGATTTTTATAATGATAGCAAGAAAATATACAAAAGCGATTTCAATATGGCAATCTGTAGAGGTTTCAGATGGATATGGTGGATCAACTGTTGAAGATAGTTTAGTATATTCAGTTTGGGCAAATGTAACTACTAAAAGAGCTACATTACAGAATGAAAATGGACAAAATGACAATATTGTACAAACTACTTTTACTATTCGTAATAGATATGATATTCAGTTTAGTGTAAAAGATAATTTTATACAATATGCTGGTTTAACTTATAATATTGATTCTATTTTAAATTTAGATTTAAATAATATTGATATTCAGATTTTAGCTAGTCAAAGAGAATAATGGAAATTAAAGGTTTAAATACTGTTATTACTAATTTAAGAAAGTACGGAAAAGAAGCTGAAAAAGATATTGAAGGAGTTACTGAATTAGTAGCACGTAATATTGAAAAGTATGCAAAACAGTCCGCTCCTGCTAACTTTGGCAAATTAGGACAATCAATACAAGCGGTTAAAGAAACTTCTTTAAATTGGAAAATTGAAGCGGGTGGAGTTTTAGCTCCTTATGCTCCTTTTGTTGAGTTCGGAACGGGTGGATTAGTACAAGTTCCAAATGAATTAAAAGAGATAGCAATTAAGTTTAAAGGCAAAGGAATAAAGGAAGTTAATTTAAGAGCAAGACCTTATTTATATCCAGCGTTATTACGTGGCAGAATTGAATATTTAGATAAATTAAAAAAAGTGTTAAATAAATATGGTAAATCCAAATAAATATATTCGTAAAGCGTTATACGATGCTATAAATCCTATTTATGATTGTTTTGATACAAATGTAACAGGAAATAGCACTCCTAGTCAATACGTAATAATTTCAACACAAGATAAAGTTGATGATAATGCTACAAAGTGCGGTCATCGATGGGAAGTAGCAACACTTTTGGATATTGTTTGTATTTATAACGGTTCTGGGAATGTAGGCAGTAGAGTTTTTAATGATGATATGGAAGAAGATATAAAAAACGCTATTGAAAATTTACAAGTACCTGGATATAACGTATTAATACAGCGTAATGAATATCCTAGTAATTTAGATAGTTCATCATCAACACAAACAGTTTTTAGAAATTTTATTAGAGTTATATTAACTTTAGAATAAAATAGTTATCTTTGAAATAAAATTAATTATAAAAAATAGAAATTATGAGCATAAGAGGCGAAAAAGGAATACTTTACATTTATGAATCAGCTGCATATAAGCCAGTAGCTTGTCTTACTTCAAATGGATTAAACACAACATTAGCAATGATTGAAAGTACTACTAAATGCTTTCCAGGTGTAGTTAAGAAAACGCCAGGTACATTTAGTTATTCAGTAGATGCTGAGGGTGAGTATATCGATACTACAACTGCTGGCGGTGATACTGCAAAAGCTTCACACGATGCTTTATTTTTGTTGCAACAAAACAAGACTTTAGTAACTTGGAAACTAGATACTAATATTGATGACGCTGCTTCAGTAAAATATTACGGTGATGCATACATTACTGATTTAAGTGCTACTTTTGGAAGTGGTGATGAGGTTACAACTTTCTCACTTACTTTAGACGGTGATGGAGCTATTTTATTAACAGATCCAAACGACTGAACTAACGTCTTTACAGAACAATTTTCAGTACAATTTGGACTTTAAAAAACTATAAGATATGACAAGCACAGAATTAAAGGCTCAAATTGATAGCCAAATCACAAACGAAACTTTAGCCAATAGTATTTCACCTACGGATGTGGGGACTAATTTAAAATCGGTTGTAGATTATGTAGACCAACAAGTACCTAATAAAACAGCTACTTCAACAACATTAAGCGCAACACCTCAAGTATTACCAAGTGATATTAATTCAGTTACCTTTGGTGGTGGTATTGCTTATTTACCAGATACTACAATAATTGGTAAAGAAGTATTAGTAATTTCTAATGCTGCTGGTATTGAAATAAGAGCAAATGTAGGTAACACAAATAAAATGTTTGAAACATTTAATACATTTGTTGCAAGCGTTACTTTAGCACAATACGAAATGTTTAGATTTACTTATATTGGTTTTGGTAGTGGAACAGGTGGAACCGTTGGAGGTTTTTGGAAAGCAGAACAAATATAATTTATGAAAAAAATTAATCTTCAAATAGGCGGTCAATATCGGGATTTTTATTTCGGTTTAGGTTTTTTAGGAAACTTACTAGATACTGAAAATTTAGCAATGAATGAGATTGATTCTAAATTAGCTGAAAATCCTTTTAAATGGATTCCTTTAATTATGTATTATTCTTGTGCTTATGGTTATAAGCGTAAAAATGAATTGCCTTTATTTGATGCTTTTGATATGGCTGATTGGATTGATGAGGCTGGAATGGATAGCGAGGTTGTAGTTAAATTCTTTGAGGCATTTAAGCAATCATTAACAAAAGATGTTCCACAAGAAAAAGAGAGTAAAAAAAAAGTAACGATAGAATAAACTGGAGTGAGGATGTAATTTCTTTTGCCATTGGTGAATTAAAAATGTCGAGTTTGGAAGCGGTTTACGATATGACGTGGGCAGAGTTTCAAATTCGACTTTTTGCATATAAAAGACAAGATTTATACGAATGGCAAAAGTTACGAGAGGTAATGTGGACAACTTATATTGCACCTCATCAAGACCCTAAAAAAATGGTAAAAAGAAAGGAAAGTTTTTTACCTTTAGGGAATGAAAAAAGGGTTGTTGGAGTTACAGATGAAGCGAGAGCAACATTCTTACAAGAGTTTAAAAAGTATCAAGAAAAAATACGAGCGTAATGGCAGGAGGTAAATTAGAAGTACAAATAGGAGCTGACAAAACGGACTTTGACAAAAAAATCAAAGAGGTTGAGTTTGATATTAAAGAACTATCAAAGATTAAACTTGATCGTTTAAAAGTTGGTTTAGATACTACTGAAATAAACGCTCAAATAAAAGATGCCAAAAATAATCTTAATCAGTTAAAGACTACTGTTAAAGATACTGGAGAGCAAATAGCAGGTAAATTTACCAAGCAAGTTGGTAACGGTTCTAATACCTTAACTCAATTTTCACGTATTGCACAAGATGCTCCATTTGGAATAATTGGAATAGGGAATAATATTACTGCAACTGCTGAGGCTTTTGGTAATCTTAAAAA